TTAGATTTACCTATTCCATCTAATCCTACCGTACATATTTATGATTGTATTCAACTGTATGGACAACCTGAAACTTTTGAGTGGAAAGATGAATCTACAAATACTTATATACCAGCTACTAAAAAAAATATTTTTTGGAAATTACCAAAATTATTATTTGTAGTTTTTAAACGATTTAATAATTCAAACCATAAAAATAATCAAATGATTCAAGTTCCATTTACTCTTTTATTAGGTAATATTACTTATCAATTAATATGTGTATGTAATCATTATGGAAATGTAAATGGAGGTCATTATTCTACAATTGTTCGTAAAGATACATGGATAGAATTTGATGATGGAAGTATAACAACTGTTCCCCCAGATAAAGTAATTACTCCTAATGCCTACTGTTTATTATTTAGAAAGAGTTAAGGAAGATAAAGCATAAAAGCTTTAATAGATTTTTTAATATTTCATAAATAAAAAAAATAAAGTAAGTATATGGATCCGTTAATTATAATCATTCCAATATTAATTCTTATGCTTATCTTTATTTTTTTAATCAATTCTTATTCTTCTTTGGAAATTCTTTTATTTATAATTATGGTCATTATTATTGGTATTATTGGAACACAATATTTTTTGGGAATTAATTTAACTGCTACAATACAAAATTTATTTAATAAACCCGAAGTTGACGTTGCCATTGTTCAACCCACTAAAAAACATAAAAAACCTAACCCAATCAGTTTAGATACATCTAAACAACAAACATATCATGTACAGGGTAGATATGATTACATGAATGCTAAAGCAATCTGCAAAGCTTATAATGGACAAATTGCCAATATTAAACAAGTTACAGATGCATATGATAAAGGTGCTGAATGGTGTGATTATGGATGGTCAGATGACAATATGGTATTGTATCCTACTCAATATAAAAGTTGGGAATCATATCAACAAGTAGGAAATAAAGAACAATGTGGTCGACCTGGAGTAAATGGTGGATATAATAATAATATTCTTCAAAAATTTGGTGTAAATTGTTTTGGAAAAAAACCAAAATTACATGGTCCTATGCCAACCCAAGTAATTCCACAAGCTGCTGTTGATAAACGTGTAGAATATTGGCAGTCCAAACTTAAAAATCTTACCATTGCACCTTTTAATTATAAAGAATGGAGTGAATAATATGATTAATCTAATTTATTATCACATGTTTTATATGGATTATCCTTAAAAAACATGCCACCTTTTTCATATATTTTTGTAATTTAAATATCTAAATTAACAGTATGTTTATCCGATTTTTTACGACGTGGTTTGATTAAACCATCTTTCATATCTTTTAATTCACTTAAACTAACTGTACTTGTTGCATCTTCGGATTGTTTTGGTTTTAATCCACTTAAAATATCATTAATATCAGTTGGCCCTCTCATATCAGGGCGTTTATCAGGTTGTGGTTGAGCTCGTTCGCGATTTACATAAGGTTGTGAAGGTGCACTTGGATGTGACATATTTGGCATTACATTGTTCATAAATCCTGTAAATCCTGGATTAGTATTTCCCATAGAATTTACAGCTGCCTGTGTAAACTTTTGCATCAATTCGGGGTTTTGTCTCATAATATCATCCATGCCAGGAAGAGATGACTTAAACATAGTATTGGTCATGTGAAGCATCATTGCACCGCCACCCAATTGAAAGAGTAATTTTAATTCAGGCGCCATTTTTGCCTTTGACCTATACTTTTCATGTAATTCTGCAAAAATTTCATCATAATCTGTAATATTTTCATTGATTTGTTCAGCCCAACCATCCAACTTTACATCAAACGGGTCAAATTTAGAATTTAAAAACTCTAAACCAGTAATTGCCGCCATTAACATTTTTCCTTGAAATTTTACACTGTTTGATTTTTCTTTTTCAGATACAATATTTTCATATTCACCTTTCATTTCATCTAAGGATGAATCCATTGTATATTTACGAGTAAGTCGTCCACCTTTAGATTCAATATCTTCTAATTTTCGTAATATCTTAAACTTTTCACGTAATACTTCTGCCGAATTTTCTTTTACGGCTACTTTATCGGGGTCAATCGTATTAATAGACTTGAACCCATCCCAAGATTTGTCAACTTTGATAGGACGTTCATCAAATTGAACAGATGGTCGAGGTAAGTCATTAATTTCAATTCTTGGAAATTCCATGCTGGGTGCATCTACCGATTTAATTTCTATTTTTGGTGTATTCACTTGTGTAAGTGAATTTAATTCATTTTCTAATTTATCTAAATCAGATAATTTAATTTCACCAGGTTCTTTATCTTTTTTTTTATTGTTCATTAATAATTCTACACCAGGCAATGTTGGTGTAGAAGGAGTATCTATAGGGTCAAAATTAAGTTTAATTTCCTCTAAACCATCTAATTTGGGTCCAAGTTGTATTACGTCCATTATGTTTATATAAGAACAATTAATTTTAAGTAATCCGCATTTATATTGTTTAAATACCAAATAAGTTGTAATAATGTGTCGGCCAAATCATCTTTTTTTTTATGTTTTTCGAACCCTGTATCCCAATGATTTGATATTATTAATTTTCGAACACAATCCACACTTATTTTTTTACGCTGTGCATACGTAGATGGACCTTTATGAAATAATTTTAATTTATTAGCAGAAGATACACATACTACTTCAGACTGTTTCATAATCCAATACTGCATTACCATTCCTTGTAACATTTTCATACGATTTGCTAATGGTCCTATTTGATTTTCAATAACTACAATATCTACTTTGGTAAATCGTTCATATTGTTTCACTAATTCTTTTCCTAAATCAATTGCTGAACATGTTTTGGCCGATTTACGTTTTACTTCTGTTAATTTTTTACTCTGTAATTGTTCTACCATTTTTTCTTTTGTGTCACAGTTAATATTATGTAGCTTACATAATTCAGCTAGTTCTGGTTTAGTTAATCCAGATAATGGTGGAATAAGTACAGCATGTTTTTTACAAAAAAAAGAAGTGTCTCTAAAAAACAATGCAGGATGTTTACATTGTTTTTTATGAAAATGAGTACAAGTAGGCTGGTCTCCTAATAAATCCAATACATCCCAATCCATAATTTGAATTGTATCTGTAACTGATGCAAGACAATGTGCTAAATGTGTAATTCCAATATCAATCGATAAAACCAACATACACAAATACATGAAATATATTTATATTCTTACACGTTTATATATTTCGAACACGGTAAGTGCTGCAAGGATTTGTACAATTATATATGGAATGAGTAATGATGGATTTTGTTTTCCAGCAAGTGTCATCAATATTGTGACAGCTGGATTAAAATTTCCTCCTGATATAGGACCACCAATATAAGCTGCTAAGGCAAGTGCAGCACCAATAGCAAGAGGATTACCAGTAGCAATAATTACATATAAGAAAAAAACTGTTCCTACATATTCAATCAATAATGCTTGCATAGATAAAGTATATATTATATTTTCACAATCTTCTCTTTTGATATTTTTACTAAATGAGGGTTTGGAACATCTGTTTTTGGAGGTGGTGTTTTCAACTCTTTCATAATTTCTGTATATGTCTTTTTTGGCATTTATTATGCGAATATTATTTTATTTCAAATTTAATATCTTTTTAACACGCACTTGAAATATTTGTAATTCCATCCCATGTTATATTGCACCCTTTTGCCCATGTTTGTTTTTGACATGTAGAATAATTACTAAAATCCATTTCCATACTACATGTATCCGTTTTTGCACCTAATTTTTTTACGTTATAACACTTGGAAGGAGGACATGTTGACCCGGCATCATCAGTCTTGGCAGTAATATTATCTGGACAACATCCATATTGAGAAGTGCCACATGTGCTAGTCGAATTATTTGAACTATCCATATCATAATAGGAATTATACCAATAATCGGGACAGCTATCGACTACAGGAGGATAAGAATCAGCCTTGGTTGTTTTTAAAACAATAGCCGTAATAGTTAATGCGACTAATAAACAAAATAACGTAGTTACAAAAACATAATTTTGAAAAGTATTCATTTAATATTTCTATATATTTTATTTTACAATTATATGAAAGCAAATGGAAGAGTTGATATTTTAAATGTACCGAACCAATTAACTTTATATGATACTCCTAAAGTTTATACTTCTTCTTTTCAAGACGCATTGCATGGAATATGGTTAGAAACACCATTATCTA